TGGTGACCGTATTGCTTATCGCCACCGTGGACGCGAAGGTGGCGGCTTGCGTAGAGGAGATGCGTAAACCTTCCGTTCGCGCACCAGCGGCGTTGCTCGTCCTGAATGAGAGGTAGCTGGTTAGGTTGCCGGATGCCGCCGACTCGCGCCCACCGAAAAGTTCAGCGAAGGCGAGATTCGCCGTGTTATCCGTACCGCGCGCGCCGAGGTAGATCGACGCGCCGTAGTTGATGCCCACCGCGCCCGTCGAAGCGGTGTTCATATTGCCGATCCACAACTGCCCATCTTCCGTCGCGGAGAACATTCCAACGCGGGAACCAGAGAACCCCACCGTCGTACCGGGCCATACGCCAGCGCCGATGTGTCCTGCCGCGCTCCCCGTCAGCGTCCCCGCGACCACGGTATTCCCCGTCGCCGCATCAAACGTCACCTTGTTCGTGTTGATCGTGACGTTTCCACTAAACGCCCCCGTCGTGAACGAGGCCGCGCCTGCGGTGATACCACCAGCCAGATTCAGCGCCCCCGCCGCGGAGAGCGCCGCGACATAAGCGCCCGCCGTTTGCGAGTACCAATAGTAGTCCGTATTGGAAGACTTGGCACCCGTAGTCGCGCTGTCGATGCCTTGCTCCCACACGCGCGTTCCCGCCCGGCGCATCGTAACTTGCGCTTGCCCGACGAAGGTTCCAGAGTGCGGAGCATCCAAATAAAGAACGACCGTGCGTTGCGCTGTTGGAGCAGCGCCTCCATTCCCAATGCTCACGTTGGTGGAAGCGTCTGTCCCCACGCTGAACACGCTGCCTGTCGCGCTGACCGTCAGCGCCCCCGAGAGCGCCAGGGCCGTGAGCGTCCCGACACTCGTGATGTTCGGCTGTGCGGCCGTCGTCAGCGTGCCGCCCACGTTCGTCGCCGTGACCGTTGTCGCCGTCAGCGTCGTGATGCCACCGAGCGTGCCCGTGATCGTGCTGTTGCCCGTCGCCGTGATCGCGCCCGACGTGAGCGGGTCGTTCGTCCCGTACCCCGCGAAGAAATCGGTCCGGAGCGCCTGCATGGTCAGCTTCTTCGTGGTGCCCGCCGCCGACTGCGTGAGGTCGCTGCCATCCACGATGACGAGAAGATCAGTTGCCACTGTGGCGCCGACCAGGGGATCGAGCTGTGTAATCTGCAGGAGATCGTCGGCCATTAGTCGGACTCCGTCGTGATAAAGTCGTCACCCTGCGTACGGATGTAGTCAAGGTCTTCCGTGGCGAGCTTCAGGCCCGGGAGGTTCTGACTCAGCAGCCCCGTGCCTTCCAGGTCGCACGTGAACTCAGCGCGGCCATCCACCTGTACATCCGTCGTGAACTTCGCGATGCGCATCTCCTGTAGGAACGGTCGGACCGTGATCCACACGCTCGCGCCACTGGCAAGCGCCGCCATGAGGATGACTTGCCCCGCGTCACTCGCACGGCGGGCGCCCTCCAGCGACACCCGAGCATCGCGCAGGGCAGCCAGTCGGGGAATGAACTGATCGCCGAACTCGGCGTCGTTGATGTTGGCGCCCATGCCCTCCTGCGACACGGCGAAGAGGCCGCCCAACACGATGTGCGTGGACGGCGCCGCAGCCGACGCGATCTTGACCAGCGTGTTCTTGCCTGCCGTGCTACTGGTCACGAGTCCTCCAGCACGAGCGTGTAGTGCGCATCCACGCGGCGCGTGAGCCCGTCGGGTTCGCGGCTCGTCTCAATCGCATCGACTTCGATCAGCACGAGCGCGTGCCCGCTGACGCTCAGCACGTTCTGCTCGACCATCCGATCCGTGGCGCGCGCGGCAATCGCAAGGCCCGCCGCGAAGCCCTTGCTGCCCGTGCCCGCCTTCGTGGTCGAGCCATCGCGCGTGAAGATCGACACGGTGAGCAAGACGTCATGACCGTTCTGTCCCATGAAGCGGTCCGAGACTTCGACGGCTTCGCCGATCACGGCGTGCGGATACGTCGGTGTCTCGGGGACTGCATCGTACACGGCGGGGCAGAGCGCCATGAACGTGGCGTCATTCGTCAGCGCCGTGTAGACGGCGGCTTGCACAGCACCCAAGCTGGAGGCGCTCATACCTTCGCTCCGGTTTCGCGCGTAGCCGAGTTGAGGGCCGTCTTCATCTCGGACATGATGGCGGGCTTCGCCGCCTTGAATGCAGGGACCATGAAGGGACGGGCGGGCTTGTGCCGACGCTTGTCGCCACGCTCGACCACGGGCGCATAGACGCCGAGGTTCACGACGGAGAGCGCCTGCTTGGACGTATTCGCCAAGGCGAGCTGCAGCTTCATGTTCTCGCGACGCGCCTGGGCCTTGGCCTTGCCCTCGGGCGTCGTCGCGCGCGAGCGGCGCGTGAGCTTCCCATAGCCCGCCTTGGCATAGCCGACCAGGCCGCTCTTGCTGTACTCGTCACGGATCGTGGACGCCAACTCACCGGAGCGCTTGGGTGCACGCGCTTCGGCGCCGGCGACCACTTCACGGGTTCCCCGACGCACAGCCTCCTTGACGTTCGACCGCGTGTGCTCATTCATGAGCCGGATTTCGCGGTTGAACTTCTCCACATTCGCAAGGACGGCCGTAGCCTTCACGTCGTCACCTCCTCTTCGCAGAAGCACTGCAGCGTGGTCTGCGTCTCATCGGGGTCGATGGCGGCGAGAATCTTGAAGACGCGCGTGCCGTACACGAAGCGCATGGCCGGCGTGAGTCCGCTGTAGTACCGCAGCTCGACGATGTGTGAAAGCGCGGGCGTCAACTTCTTTTGCTCCCAGAACTCTCGCCCCACGCCAGGCTGGACGTTCGCCCAGAGCGTCGCCACGGGCTGCCAGCTGGACGTCGCACCGCCAGCGCCGTCCGCCACGTCGACCTGCGACTGGAGGATGACGCGCTTGTCGCGACTGCCAACACTGTACCGCATCAGACGACCTCGCGGAAGCAGTAGGCGCTGAGCAAGCGCTGCATGTACGGCAGCTCAGCGACGATGGTGCCGATGACCGTGGACTCGCGCTGCTCATTCAAGTCAGTGATGAGGAGCTTCATGGCGTGCTTGATGGCCTCGGGCACGTCGCTCGCCGCGGGGCCGTAGCCCGCCGTGAAGACGATGCGCACAGCGCCCATCTCCGGACGCGCCAGCGGCCAGCTCTCGCCCCACTTCCGGATGATGCGTCCCGGGAACGTCTCCGTGTCCACCGTGTACGTCGCCGCGTCCACATCCTGCTCGACGTTCGCCCAGTCCAGGTACTTGAAGGTCGACACCGTCAACAGGTTGGGACGGGGCAACGAGATGATGTCGCCAGCTGGGAAGTCGTCCAGCGTCAGCTTCCACGTCTGCGTGATCAGCGCGCGCCGGAGGAAGGTCTCCACGTGCTCACGCGCCGTCTGGATGAGGCGGCGCAACTCGGGATCGTTGGTGGTGTTCGTGGTCGGAATGCCCGCACCCAGCGAAGCATCCGCGATGTTGTCGCTGTACGTCGTGGCCGTGTTGTTCGCCAGCGTCGCCAGGAGGAAGTACGTGCTGCCTCCCGCGGCCGTGCGATAGAGCTTCCGTGACGTGACGAAGGAGCCGCCCAGGGGGATGCCCGAGAGCGACACCTTGCCGTTCGTCGTCTTGTCAACGACCGTGACCACCGCTGAGATGTCGCCGCCGTCCGTCTCGCCGTCAGCGGTGACGAAGGTGCAGCGATACCGATGAGCCCCATTGTCCACGTTGCCAGCGCCTGCGCCACTCAGAGCCACGGTGATCACACCGGGGGTGGGCTCTTTCTGCGTCGCATCCAACCGAAGGTGCGTCACCACTTCGGCGACGGACACGGGTTCGACGGCGGGGGCCACGGTTCGAATGAGACTCATCGGTAACGCTCCTAGCCCATGATGATGGACATCGTACCCATCTTGACGTTGCCGCCAGACGCGATGACGATCTTGACGCGCTCGTCCGCCACGACCAGGGGCTCACGCATCTTCCGTGTGCCGTCCAGCGTCGCGTCCGCGCCCGCTTCATCCTGCACGGGCAACCGCGGCATGTACGTCGCCGAGGCGTTCATGTTCGTCGTGGTGAGCAGCGTCTTGGCCGACAGCTCCGTGGAGACGACTGCACCCACGCCATTGTCAAAGTCCGTCTTTGCGTACAGCACGGCGAGCACGCGACCCGACACGAGTGGCGTGTACGCCGTGCAGCTTCCATCAGCAGCCGTGGTCAACGCCACGTCGTATCGGCGCGTGTTCATGTTAGGTCCCCACCGCGACCCAGTCGAACGAGAGGTTGTCGGTGAAGTCCGTGGCCGGCGCGGGCGTGACGTCGTTCACGGCCGTGGGCTTGTACGTCTTCAGCAGGAAGCTGCCTGCGGCGGGCGTACCCGCCTGATCGCCCACGTCGCCAGCGCAGAACAGCTGCTTGACCGTGGGCGCGCTCTTGAAGCTGACGGCCACCGCCACGACCGTGGCCAGGCCCGTCGCGATGGTGTCGCTCTGCGCGACCTGCACGTGCGTGCCACGCGCGATCTTCTTGCCGCCGATGCTGACGACCGTGAGCGCGCCCGTGTTCGCCATCGTCGCATCGCCCGACACGGCCACGTCCGCGGCGACGCCCGACGCATTGCCGACGAGCACGTGCGTGTTCGCCAGCGCGATATCCGCGGGCGCCGTGGCTCCGTCAGCGAGACTGACTGTCGATCCCGAGTCCGCCTGGAGAGTGCCGCCGCTCTCGATGATGAGCGTCTCCCCACTGCGAATCTTCGTAACCGATCCGCCCTGAGTGTTTTCCATCTGGTGCTCCTACGCGAAGGAAAGAGGAGACGACTGCGTGCGCCCAAACGAGCGACGCACGCAGCCGAGAGTCGTCTGCCGGTTAGACCGGCGGGTTGACCTGCTGACCGATGTGGCCATTGCCGAGGATCGCGATGATCGCCAGCGGCGTGTCACCGGCCTGCGCCGTGGTCGTGGGCGTGATCGTCACGCGCACGTACCGCTTGTTGCCGAGGTAGCCGATCTTCCGGCACTCGTTGTCGTCGGCGAACGTGAACCCCGCGAGCGCCTCCGTGCCCACAAGGTACGCATCGTCGACCGCCGCGTTGTCCGTGAGACTCGCGTTGTCGCCGTCCTCGACCAGCACGGAGTACACCGCGTCAGCGTCGGTCAGCGCACCCGTGATGAGCGCGAACGTCAGCGACTCGTACCCCTCGCGGTCGATGATTTCGCTCACCAGGGGCGTGGTGCCGATGTTGGTGTTGACGGCGGGCGAGAGCGCCCGCTTGAACGTCATGTAGCTTGCCTGGTCCTTCATGGTCGTGTCCTTGTGTCTGAAGGGTGAGGGCGCGAGTTACGCCGAGAACTTGACGAGCTTGATGGCCTCGAAGTTCACGATGCCACCGCCCACGCGCTTCGTGGTGTAGAACTGCACGTAGGGCTTGGCCGTGAACGGGTCGCGGAGAACGCGGATGCCGACCGAGTGGTCAACGATCTGGTACGCCTCGGCCCAGTTCGCGAACGCCATGGAGAGCGACGCGCTGGCCATGTCCGCCATGTCGGCGAACTCGATCACGGGGTACCCGAGCAGCCGGTTGGTGACGCCCGCCTGCGACACGTCGGCGTTGAGCAGGTAGTGCCCTTCGCCATCCTTCAGCTTGCGGACTTCCGCGAGCGTCAGGTTGTTCAGCGCCCACTGCGCACCGCCGCGAAGCTCCGCCTTGAGGGCGTGCACCACGTCGATGAGCTTGTCCACCGGGTTGGTCGTGGCGAACGCGCCCGACGCGCCGGAGTTGATCTGCTGTACCTTGGCCCAGCCCGCCACCGTTGCCGCCGGCGTGCCCGCCGTGTACGTCGTGAAGCCCTTCGGCTTGTTGACGCCCGTGCCCGTGACAAACGCCGTGTTCTCGGTGCGCGCCATGAAGTCGCCGACCTTCTTGGCCAGCCACGCTTCGACGTTGAAGCTCGCATCGTCCAGGAGCTTCTGCGTCGTGCGCGGGTTCGCATACTGCTCGAACACCGGGATGCGCCAGGGGATCGGCGTCTGCGGGGTGTTGGTCTCGGCGCGCGTGTCGACTTCACCAACCCAGCCAGACGCGGCCTGGTCGAGGTCCACCGTCCCCTCGTACATGTCGGTGCTGATCGACGTGACCGACGCCACCTGACGGATCGGGGACGACTGGCGGATGAACTCCACCATGCGACCCGACGTGTCGGGCGTCACCCAGAAGCCGCCGGACGGGGCCTGACCCGTCTGGAGCGCGGCGCGAATGTTGCTGTCCTGGATCGCGTCGCCGCGACGCAGGTACAGGTTGAACGCCTGGCGGTACGCGCGATAGGTCGCGAGGTCGTCGGCGCTCACGTTCTCGATCAGCTGGCCGCGCGTGTACGACAGGAACTGCTGCGCGTACACGCGGTCCTGCGCTTCCGCAGCCGGCGAGCCGGCGGGGGCGAAGCGCGCAGCTGCCGCTTCGATCTCCCGCATCTGCCGGGTGTGGTCATCGATGCGCGCGTTGATTTCGGTGATGGCCGTGTTCGCGCGCTCGACGCTCGCGACCACAAGCGGATCAGCCGTCCCGCGCTTCTCCAGCTGGGCCAGCCGTTCGTCGTTCGACGCACGGAACGCGGAGAAGGCCCGGTTCAGGTCGTCAAACATCTTCTGCAGTTCGGGGTTCATGGATACCTCGTCCTACTGAGTGAGAGTGTGCAACAGGCGTGCGCCCGCTGCGAGAACTTCCGCTGCTCCATCTGGCACCACGTCGCGCGGCGCTTCCTGCTTGACCAAAGCAGCGACTGCCTTGGCTTCCCGGCGCGAGAACCCGGCGTCACGCAGGGCCCGCTCCGCGTCCCGCTTCGTCGGCTCACTGCGTCGCGCAGCGATGAGACGGTCGGGGGTATGCGAGAAGACGCTCAGGTCGAACTCCGCCAGCGCGTCTTCCACTTGCTTCTGTTCCTCGGGATCCGCGTTGTCGATGCTGTCGACAAACCCGGCGTCCACCGCTTCCTCAGCGCTGAACCAGGTCTCTTCGGTCATCCACGTGCGGATCTGTTCGGGCGACTGGCCACTGGCCTGGACATACGAGCTGACCAGGGACTCGTCAATCTTCGTGAGCACCTCGGCCGTCTTCAAGAACGTGTTGGCATCGCCGATGCCCACGGTCCACGCCTTGTGGATCATCAGGAGGGCATTCGCCTCCATGCGTACCTCATGGCCCGCCACCGCGACGATGCTGGCTGCGCTGGCCGCCAGACCGTCGATGTGCGCCACGATGCGCGACGGGTGCTTGGCAATGGCGTTCGCCATGGCGATGCCGTCGAACACGTCGCCGCCTGGCGAGTTGATGTGCAAATGAATCACGGGAGCCGTGATGGCGTTCAGCTCCGTCGTGAAGTCCTTGGCCGTCACGCCAAAAAAGCCGATCTCCTCGTACAGCATGAGGTCGGCCTCGGCGGCGCCCCCCATCGCTGAGGCGCGCGGCACGACGCGAAGCTGTGGCGGCCGACGACGGAAGGGGTTGTGCGCGTTACGCATTGTGATCCTCCGGGGCACCCGGCTTCGATGAGTCAGCAGGTTTGGCTGGCTTTGGCGCGCGGAGCGCGAGTTGGTCAGCTTCCGTCAAGTTCAGTGGCACCAGGTATTCATCCAGCTCGGCGGGCCCAGGGTTCTGATTCTCCAGTTCGCGGACTTGATTGCGCGTCATCCAGCCGGTCAGCACGGCAGTCTGATACCCCGTCATGCGCCCCTCGAAGTCGCCGCGCAGCAGGCCGTCCATCAGGTGCTCCACGAAATATACGTCCTGATCGCGCGGGGACAGTAAGGAGTCACAGAGTTTTTGTTCCAGTCGAACGGCCCGAGGCATCAGACCGTTCTGCGTGTAGTCGCGGGACTGCTGCTCGATGTTGCTGAACGTCGACCGCTCCAAGTCGCCAATCATATGCGGAGGCACGCGATAGAACCCTGCGATTTCCGTGCGCGAGAACTTGCGCGACTCCAGGAACTGTGCGTCGTCAGCGGCGAGGCCGACCCTGTTGAACTTCATGCCCTCTTCCAAGAGGATCGTCTTGTGCGCGTTCCCGAGCGACGCATACACCTCCTCAAAGGACGCCTTCAAGCGGGCCGCTGCCTGGTCCGTCAACTCCTTCGGATGCTCCAGGACACCGCCGACCATGGCGCCGTTCTTGAAGAGCTTCGATCCGTAGCGCGTCAGCGAGATGCCCAGGCCCACAGTCTCACGCTGATAGGCGATGGGTGAGACGCCGAGGATGCCATCCAACGAGAGGCCCCGATGATGGAAGACGAGGGAAGGCGGCACGATCTGCGACGTGCCATCCGGCAACTGGAGCGTGTACTTCAGCGACCAGTCGCGCTGCTGCTCGACTTGCATGCGCCAGGGCGGGATGGGCAGCAGCTCAATCACCTGCCCGCGCAGTACAGTCTTCAGCGCAAAGAAGTTCCCACTCAGCTCGACGTGCGCCTGCAGCATCTCGCGGAACTCGAAGCCCGTCTGCCACGGATTGGGCTTGCGCAAGAGCTTCGTGAGCCAGTGCTCCGTGGCCTCTTCCTTTCCCTTGGGGATGCGCTTGTACACCTTGAGGGGGAGCTTCGCCATGTCTTGTGAGACGACGTTGACGCACGAGTACACGGACGAGAGGCGCATGGCGCTCTCCGTCGTGACGTCCACGCCGCTCTCGGACAGCGTGTCGCGTCCCATCAAGAACTGATAGAGGTCGCGGGACGAGCCGATGGACCCGTTGCCATTCGCGACGAACTTCCCCGCTGTCAGAACTCGCTGCCAGAATCGCATTAGAAGATCCTCAAGGTGCGCCGCTCATAGACGCTCTGAAGGGGAGGAGGTGTGATGATCGACCGACCGAGCGCCATCACGGATGCCACCACGCCGTCGATCTTGCCCGACGCCGACCGCTTGTCGGGGGCGATGTTGCCATTGGCATCCGAGCGGATCACGGTGTTGTCCACCATCCAACGCATGACGGGGTTCCCATCGTGTCGAAACTTCCCCGAGATGGTGGCGGTCTCGAAGACCTTGCATGGCTCGGAGAGCGTGCGCATGCCCTGCCGCATCTCCACGAGCTGCTCCTTCTGCGCCTCAGGGTCCACGGACCAGCCCTCTTGCTGGAGCTGCGTGGCGAGCTGCGTGGCGTTCCAGGGGTCGTACCCAAGCTGTCGCACCTTCAAGAGACCGCGCAGCTCGGCGATCTTGACGCGGATGAAGTCATAATCGATGACGTCGCCGGGCGTGGCGATCAGCCAACCGTCATCGACCCACTGCGCATAGTCGGGCTTCCGCTTCTCGGCGGCGCGCTCACGGACGCGCCCTTCGGGCACGAAGAACATCCAGGCCAGGTCGTGCGAGTCGTCGTCACCCGGCATGTCGATAGCAAGCGCCGTGATGTCGAGCTTCGTGGAGAGGTCCAAGCCCAGGTAGGCGATGCGCCCACGGAACTGTTCCAGGCCGCGCGGGTTCACGGCGCAGGCGTTCCACTTCTCGATGGCCAGCCACTTCGTGAGTTGCTGTGTCCAGACGTTCAGGTGGAGGCGCTTGAATGTGTTCAAAAACGACGTGCGACGCTCGGCCGTCTCGCACTGCTGACGGAGATAGTCGAGCTTGACGCTGATCCCGATGTTCGGGTTGGCCTTCTCCCACTCGGCTTCCAGCTGCCAGAACGGGGCATCCTCGTCACCGACTTTCTCTGGGACATCCGCTGCGAAGACGATGGCAAAGAACTCATCGTCCTCCAGTGCGCCATCGAGAATCTGGAGCGCGTAGTCATGCAGCTCCCAGCCGATGGACTCGGGGTCGTACACGCCAGCAGTCGTGATGATGAACGTCGCCGGCTGTCGTCGCGAGGCGAGCGCGGTGATCATGACGTCGAAGACGCCGCGGTCACGGTGCGCGTGAATCTCGTCGCAGAGATGGCCGTGCGGATTGAGCCCGTCCAGCGTGGTCGAGTCCGCGCCGAGGGGCCGGAAGAAGGACGTCAGCCGCAGGCAAGAGAGTTGCTTCTGGCGGATCGTGATGAACTGCTTCAGGGCGTCGGAGCGTTTCACCATCTCCTTGGCGGTCGTCCAGACGATCTTGGCCTGGTCTTCCTTCGTCGCCGTGGAGTAAATCTCCGCGCCCGACTCACCGTCCGCCACCATGAGGTAGAGACCGATGGCGCTGATCAGCTCGGACTTCCCGTTCTTGCGCGCCACTTCGATCCACGCGACGCGGAAACGGCGGAGGCCATCCTTGCGCTTCCAGCCAAAGAAGCACATGACCACGAACAGTTCCCACTCCGAGAGGATGAAGGGCTGGCCCGCCCACTCGCCCTTGTAGTGGCAACAGAACTTCTGGATGAACGCGACGGCGCGCAGCGCAGCAGCTTCATCGAAGTAGAAGCCCTTGGGATGACCGCCCGGCGCGAGCGACAGCGCCAAGTCGCGCGCATGACGGGCCCGCGCAGCGCGCTCATACCGCCCTTGTGCGCGCTCATGGACACGCTCGGGCGGCGTCGGGACGACGCTTGTCCGTCCCGTACACGCCGTAGCGGCCTTCTTACGCGGGGCTGATCGAGCCAACGACTTTGCTTTGGGCGCCAAAGAGGAACTCCTCTGCGTTGTCTTCGTCGTCCTTCGGGAGGCCATCGCCCACGGAGATGCGCGAACGGGACGCCGGCGTCAAGCCAAACTCCGTCGCGAAGTGCCGAACCTCGGCCCACGCGCGGAACGATACGGCAATGGCGGGGTTCGCCTTGAGCCCAGAGAGCGTCTGCACGAGGATGCCACCGTCATCGACCTCGCGATCCGCAGCGACCGCCATGGAGTACGCGCGGCAATAGCCCTCCAGTGCTGAGCTGTCGATCCGCGCGAGGAGCTTCAGCTTCGCCAGCTGTGGAACGATCAAGTGCCAGTGCGCACGCGCTACGTCGTCGCCCCGGAGACTCTCGGGACAGTCGGGGGCGCCCGTCACTGGCGTGGGCTCGCGCTTCTTGACGCGGGATCGCTTCAACGTCCCCGTCAGGCGCTTCAGCGCGGTGGGTTTCGGAGGTCGTCCAGTCTTTCTGCCCATGTTTTGTATCGCTCCCTACTTCTGGGAAGTACCAGAGGAACCTGGGCGCGCGGTGAGGGCGCTCT